ACGAGGAGATTCTGCGTTATCCGCCGGGCTTGGCCGAATCTTATGAAATTCAAGGAGAGGATCACCGGCTGAAGCCGGTACCGCTTAAAAATTATGCCTGCAGGTGCAATTACCCTCAACGAGATCACCTCCGCGGACTGGTCGCTGATGCTCGATGCGAACGGGCAGGTGCCGGCGCCCGGCGCCGGAATTGGCAATGTCGTGCAGGGAATCGCCGATGTGAACCAGTGCATCGGAATTATCCTCTCGACCCCGCAGGGCAGCGACCCCCTGCGGCCGACCTTCGCCTGCGATTTGTGGCAATTGCTCGACGCGCCAATCACGGTCGCGAAGCCTGCGCTGGTGAGGGAGATCGTCGAGGCGATTACGAAATGGGAACCGCGCCTGCGGGTCCTGAGCGTGGTGGTCAATCCGGGCAGCAGCACCAGCCAATTGACCATTGCGATAACGTGGCAATTGAAGGTGGATGTGACTGGCGCGGGCAATCAGCAGTTGACGATTACCGTGCCGAGGAACCTGGCATGAGAGAGAGGAGCGCAGCGCGAATGAGGAATCCGGTACCGGATTCGCTGGCGCGAAGCTGTCCGAGACCCTTCGGTTTCGTTCGCGCTGCTCACTTCGCTCAGGGTGACAGAACAGGGCGTCCTTTGAGGAGGCGTCGGCCTGCGCCTTTTGTTGCCGTGCGGAGCTGCCTTGGCTAATCCAGCGTGGGGGCCGAATGCGCCGGTCGCGGCCAGCAAGGTCATCATCGACCCGAATGGCAACGTCCAGCAATGGTCGGCTTCGCCCGGGTCGACCGGCGCGATCCCGCCGAGCTTCGGCAACGTGCTCGGCGCCTTCACGGCCGACGGCACCGGCGGATGGACCTGCGTCGCCGTGCTCGAAGTGGTCTCGCTGCCGACCGGGATTGTTTCGCTGCCGATTCCGACCTTCGTCAATGACGCGGACGGGCTCGACCCGAATGCCGTGCTGAACGACATGGTCGCTTCGTTCCAGGCGCTCACGAATCGCACGCTTTATCCGGCGCAGGTCGAGCGCCTGCTCATCGACCTTTATGCGTACCGCGAATCGCTGGTGCGCAATGCGATCCAATATGCGGCGACCCAGTGCCTGGTCGCGTTCGCCGCTTATCCGATGCTCGATTACCTGGGCCAGCTCGTCGGTGTGATGCGGCTGCCGGCGCAGGGCGCTTCCTGCACTTCGCAGTTCACCCTCGCCTCGGCGCAGGCCACGGCCTTGACGATTCCGGCAGGCACGCTGATTGGCACCCAGGACGGCGCCTTCGCTTTCTCGACGCTGACCGCATTGACGATTCCCGCCGGCGTGCTGCTCGGGACCGTCAGTGCGGCCTGCACTACGACCGGGACCGGCGCGAACGGCTACGCGGTCGGGCAGGTTTCGGTGCAGCTCAATCCCAACTCGCTGATTGGCGCGGTGAGCAATACCACCGTCACCAGCGGCGGCGGCGCGATCGAAAGCGATGCGCATCTGCGGGACCGGATTCAGGCGGCGCCCAATCAATTCAGTGTGGCCGGGCCGAGCGGCGCCTATCGTTTCTGGGCGCGGTCGGCCGACCCTTCGATTATCGATGTTTCGGTGACGACGCCGGTGCCGGGAACGGTGGATGTCTGGGTGCTGGTGGGGCCGGTGACGCAGCCGGCGTCGGCGCCGAACAGCAGCGGCATCGCCTCGGCCGCCCTGCTGGCCAAGGTGCAGAATATCGTCAATTCGACTTCGATCCGGCCGTTGACTGACACGGTGAACAGCCTGGCCGTGAGCGAAGTGGATTATCAGATTACCGGGACGGTGACGCTCTACAGCGATGCGGACCCGACCGCGACGATGTCGGCCGCGAACGCAGCGGCGCAGACGATTGCGCAGAACCTGGCGGCGCGGGTCCAGCGGGATATCGTGCCGGAGGAAATTATCGCCGCGATCGGCAGCGTGCCGGGAGTCTACCGCTGCACGCTGACCACGCCGAGTTACACGCAGTTGACCGCCGGCCAGTGGGCGAATTGCACGGCGATCATGCTGACCCAGGCAGTGAGCACGGAGCATTCGTAAATGGGTGGCCTCCAGCTCCAGCCTTCGATCAACGACCTGCGCTCATCGGCGCATCTCGCCTTGATCAATCGCCTCAAGGGGCTCGACCTCTCGCCGATTCTGGTCTACCGCATCGCCTTGCTGGTCGATTCGGCGGTGCTCGCGATGGCCTGGCAATGGGACGTGCTCAATCCGCTGCTGCTGCCCGACGCCTCGCAGCTCGTCTCGCCCAGCTATGCTTCCTGGGACGTGATCCAGAATATCGACGCGCTCACCAGTATCGACCTGCTGCAGTATCTCGCCAGCGTCGAGGGTCCGGTGCCGGTGTCAGTGGTGCGCGCGCAGTACCGGGCGCTGATTCTGATCAGCACCGCGCTGCATTCGACGATGGGCACCAAGGCGGCGCTGCAGAATGCGCTCGCGCAGCTCGGCTACCCGAGCGCGGTAATCCAGGAGGGGCAGAGCACCTGGGGCGGCAACCAGTATCCGTCCAATCAGGGATGGGCGGTGTTTCGCGTGCTGATTAATCTCGCCACCGTCCCGGCCGACGCCGACTTCACGACCCTGGTACCGCGCCTCACTGCGATGTGCAATTTCTGGAAGCCGGCGCGCTGCGTGCTCGACAGCGTGCAATTCCAGAATTACCTGACCGACACGCTGATTCCGCCGGTCACCGATTTTATCCTTAGCCAGTTCCTGCTGCGGGATATGCTCAGTCAGGCGCCGAGTGATTTCATGGTGGCGTCGTTCTTCCCGCTGGCCGATACCAAGACGATTACACCTTACTTCAACGACCGATATTCTTTCGGCAGCAACGTCACCTTCGGCGCCACGCAACCGGCGGTGGCCGACGGTCCACTGGTGGTCAATGGCAATGCGGTATCGCATTAAGAAGATTCCCCTCCGCCCCACACCGGGCGGCTCTAGAGCCGCCCCGACAAGGGATTTGTCCCGAGATTGCAGGGGCATCGTGCGGCTCTTCGAGGGCGCGGACTGGCGGCGCGGCCGGCTCCTCTGGGAACGCGAGAACCTGGTGGTCAACGCCGGACTCGCCGCGCTGGCGAATCTGCTCGGCAACAGCACCGCCGGCGAGTTCGTCTCGGTGGTGGGCTTCGGCTCGGGCAATACCCCGCCGGCATTGACGGACACCGCGCTCAGCACCGACCCGCGCTATTACAATGCGGTCGGCACCATCACCATTGGTCCCAGCGGCGGGGTGGCCTCGGGCAGCGTGCAATTCGCTTACTCACTGCTGTCGACTGACTATGCGGCGAATCCACTCACGATCCAGGAGCTGGGGCTCTTCGGCAATACCGCGGCGGCGAGCTTCCCGGCCACGACCGGCACCGCGAATCCGTCGTGGGCGGCGACCCATGCCTACAGCGCGGCAACCTGATTGTCGATTCGAACGGTAATATCGAACGCTGCACCACCTCCGGCACTTCCGGCAGCTCGCATCCGACTTGGCCGACCACGATCGGCAATACGGTGACCGACAATACGGCGGTGTGGACGCTGATTGCGCTGCACACCGCGCCGATACCGATGATCGCGCACGTGGTGGTGCCGAGTTTCCCATACACCGGCGGCGGCAATTACTCGGGGACCTGGACGATTTCGATGTAGGGGAGATGCAAGTGGCCTTCTATCCTTTCTGTGATTCTGAGCCTTCTGTCATTCCTGCGCGTGTCTGGCGCGCGGGGAATCCCGAAATCGCTCCGCGTAGATTCTTCGCTTCGCTCAGAATGACAGAAAGGGGCAGCAAGGAAAGCGGGGAACAGCAGTGAGTAATCCAACCGGCACCGTCTATCTCGCGGCCAACACCGGCTACACCTGGATAGACGGCGACGTCTATGAAATTCCGCAGACCGACCAGCTCGAAGGCGCCGCCACCGGCGCTTCGTTCAGCGGGCTGGGGGTGGTTAACCAGCCGCACCAATTGCTGCTCAATAAAATCCAGTTGACTCACACCAAGCAGGTCGCCGACGAAGTGAATATCGCGGCGCTACAGGCCTTCGAGAATCTCTTCACCTCTACCGTCGGCACCAACGGGTTTCTCAAGCTCGGCACCGAGGACTCGAACCTCGGGCAGATCGCGGTGATTGTGCAATGGGGCACCATCTCGCTGCTGGGGGTGGCGCCGTCATCGCTGCGCAACGGGCTCTTCACCTTCAATTTTCCGACCGCGTTTCCGCATGCGATTTGGATGCTGCTGCCGTATTTTCAATCGAACAATATCGTCGGCGAGCTGGCGCTGTCCGGCGCCGGCGGGCTGCAGCTCGAAGCGATTACGCCGCTGGGCTTGGCGCAGAACAAGCTCGCCACCGACCAGACGATCAACGCGAATCAGACCACGGTGCCGCCGATTACGATCAACGTCGCCACCACGCCGACCGACGGCAACGGCCTGACCGGAATCGGCTGGCTGGCGATTGGCTATTGAGGTGCGCTTCGCGGACCAGGAATCCGGTACCGGCATCCCGCTTTCGCGTGATGCTGTCCGAGACCCTTCGACTGCGTGCGCGTGGCGCACTTCGCTCAGGGTGACAGAGAAAAGGAGAAATCCTTGTAGGGGCGGCTGTAGAGCGGGAGAGGAGGGGATGGGTTAGATGAGGGTCCTGTTCACCGCGACCTTCGACCACGCGATGGTCTTCACGGCGCAGCTCAACCAGGCGATGGTCTTCAAGGCGACGGCCGACGCCACGGTGATTTTGGGAGCGACGATGCTGTGAGCGGCTATTACACTATTACCAATGCCGACAACGGGAAGGTGCTCGGCTTTCCGCTGCTCACCTCCCAGGGCGGCTCGAACAATTTCAACGGGGCGACGGCGCAGCTTAAATTGCGCGACCAGAATGGGAACCTCTACACGCGCTCGATGGTCTTCAACCCGGTCACAGTCGAATGGGAATACTCAGTCGCGGCCGGCGAATTTCCGATAGGGCGCTTCTGGGCGATGGTGGCGGTGACGTTTCCCAATCTGGTCGGGCCGATTTATTCGAGCGAGGTAATCTTCGATGTGGTGGCGGCGGATTAGGGAGGAGCGCTTCGCGGACGCAGAGTCCGGTACCGGCACCCCGCTGACGCGAGGTGCTGTCCGAGATGGCCGCTTCGGCCACCCTGAACGAAGTGAAGGGTCTCGGCGCGGCCATAGTTCCTTCGCTTCGCTCAGGACGGCGCAGAAAAGCGCCGCTTCCGCTCCGTTCGCGTTGCTCACTGCGGTCAGAATGACAGACGCGCCTGTTTGTCATTCCCGCGCGAGGCTGCCGCGCGAGGAATCCCGCGTCTTCGCTTCCGGGTGGGCACAGGCTTTAGCCTGCGTTCTTCTGCTCCTGCTCGCCGCGATCCCCGCGGGCGCGCAATACGTGCCAATTCCCAACTTTACCGGCAACCTCGCGGGGCAGCAATTCCGCAACGCGCTCAACAACAAGCTCTCCGGCAGTGACACGATCTCGCCGCAGCTAGTGCATCTGAATTTCTTCCAGCTCCCGGCCACGGTCACCACCGGCCAGATGTATTACATCAACGACGGCGTGCCCGGCGCGCCATGCAAGGGCGGCGGCTCGGGCGCGATCGCAATCGGGGTCAACGGGCAATGGGTCTGCGGTTACGTCGGCAGCCAGGCGCAGAACGTGCTGAGCTACGGCGCCAAGGGCGATTGCACCACGGCCGACAATGCCGCGATCCAGGCGGCGCTCGATTCGACCGCCAACAACGGCAACGACGGCACCACCCCGGTTTACCTCCCCGCCACCCAGGGCACCAATGACGGGATGCAGGACAAATGCTACCTGCTGAGCAAGCCGCTGGTGCTCACGCATGGCGGGATTAATTTTTACGGCGACGGCCGCGAGCAAAGCTTCGTCGGCGCGAATTATTACGGCCCGGTGCTGCTGGCTGGCACCGATACGCTGAACCTCGGCACCGCGCTCTTAAGCGGCGGCGGCAATGCGCTCAATCTCACCAGCACCCCGTTTCTCGAATTGAGCATGCTGCTGCGCAACCGCCTGAGCGGGCACACCGCATTCTCGATTGAGTTCGAGCTGAGCGTGCCGGCCTCGCCGAGCAACAGCGTGATCCTGCAGAGCGCCTACGACTGGCCCTATCAATCATATGCGCGCGGCGGGCTCACCGACGTCGGCGCCTTCTCGCTCAGCTATCAGTCGTCGAGCCCGCATCTCAGCATGACGGCGACGCTCAGCACGAGCGGAGTGGTCACCATCAACACCGCCAACAATTCGGCGACCTCCGGCAATCACGCGGTCGGCTTCTACTATGACGGCGCCCATCTGTGGAGCTGCATCGACGGCACCGCGAACACCCCGACCGCCGCGACCGGCACCTGGGTGCAGAGTAAATGGGAATCGATCACG